TGTGGGTGCTCACCAATCGCTACAGGTTTTTCTAGATATATTTGAATTGTTGCATCAGCTTCAGATATTTGAGCATTATATCTATCTTCTAGTGCTTGTAGCAATGTTGCTCGTAAACTCATAACGAATCTATATATTATTTAGAATGTTTGTAAACTAAAAAAAGCATTAATCTAATACTATATTTAAAATAACCCTTGCTTTGTCTTCTTTAGTAGTAACCCCTCTATGCCACCAATTACTTTTAAAAACTTTTGCTTGTCCACATATGTCTGGATAAAATTTTTTTAAAATTTCAGTACCACCGTCAGTGTTCATTAAATTATAAACTATAGATATATTATTTTCAGTTTCTAAATCATAATGTCCAACACCTTCTTGACCTGTAACGTAATAATTCCAAAACATCCTGTAAATACGTTTAAAACTAAAATCAAGTTTTTCAGCAATAGTATTAGCTATAATTTTTCCATAAATATTTAAAGCACTATCCGTAAAATTCTCATGTCCTGGTTTTGCACTTGTAAAAGTCATACCCATGTGTTGATAACCTTTTGTATAAGCTGTGTGAAAATTTGTTTTGGAATGCTGTGCCCCCTCGTACCCAATATGCCAACCACCCGTAGACGAAAGTATTTCCATCATCGTTCTATTTTCTTTAAATGGTAGTATATTGTTTATTAGGATTGGTTTTTTTTCTTTATCAAGTTGAGCTATTATTTTTTCCATTCATAAGGTGTACTGAGAAAAAATATTATTGCAATTAAAAAACGCCTTCGAATTTAGTGCCTTTGATTGCAGCACCTGCACCTCTACAATAACCACCTTTTGAAAATTGACCAATGTTATCTTCTTTAGGAGGTAATTTTCTTTTTCTATTTTGTAAAGTGGGTTTTCCTCTTTTTCTAAACTGAGGATCTTGCCCTAATGGATAAGTTGTTGTATCCATCATCATTGATCTAGATGGTTTTGTGATTGTTTGATTTGATGCTGTATCTTTTCTTTTACGTTTCATCGCATCGATGTAAGCTTTTTTTCTTTCAGGGTCTTGCATCATTTTTCGATGAGCTTTGTATTTACCTATATCAGCCATTATATTTTTCCTTGTTTCTTTAATTTCTTTATATCACCTTTTGTAAGACCTGTTAAGTCCACCTTCGGTTTTACCGATGTAATATCTGGTGATACTTTATTTAGTTTCCAAGGTCTAAATAGTTTTTTTATCCATTTCCACATTTTATGTCCTTACGTTAGCTGGTTTTGGCCCTGCATTACTTACTGATCTCTTTCTGGCAACAGCAGAGGCCTTTTGCGATTTTGACATCGCTGTGGCTTTTGCAAGTGGTACGCACTTCGGATACTTCCGCTTTGAACCACTGGCAGATTTTCTTCCACACTCTTGATACTTGCCACCTTTTTTCTTTGCCCCAATATCTACCCATTTTTCATTAAACCATTTTGTTAGTCCACCTGAACTCATAGCAGGCACACAGTTTGGAACCATACGATCCCCTTTTTTCTTCATGCCTTTTTGCATATAGCCTTCCCAGCATGAACCTTTTTTATTCATTACTTGACGCCTTGAAAATTTAGTCCTCTAATAGCTGCACCACCGCCTCTTACTAATTTAACTGTACTCAAACTCTTTGCTTGTCCTGCGTGTAGCTTAGATGCTTTTTTTAAACCCTTAATAACTTTTTTAATTTTTATTTCAGCACCTTTAGAAGCTTTCTTAGGTCCCCAATCTTTTCTTTTAGTTCCTGATGGATCTTTTATTTTACCCGCACATATTTTTGATGCATATGCGTTTGCATATGCTGAGGGATAAACTTTAAATTTTCTTTTGGCAGCTGATTTGCCTCTTGCACATAATTTTGTCATGTAATATCATACCACTTCTAGACGATAAATTAAAGACTTACGAAACACATTTGTAACTTTTGGAGCTAGCCCTCTATGTGGTAAAGAAGCGTCAAAATATACAATCCTACCAGGTACAAATTCTATATTACATAAAACTTTTGAATTATTGGACTTATTCTCAAGTATTTGAAACTCACCTCCCCATTCTTTTTGCCACCTATTATTCAAAAAAATCATCAATGTTTTTTCTTCTCCACCTCCATTAACATCAGTATGACAAGTCCCGTTTTGACCATAAGATTGACCATTTATTACCACCTCTGTAACTTTTAAATTTTTTTTAATTAACCTATTAACACAAAATTGTAAAAGGTCTTTGTAATCCTTTTCTAAATCTTTTTCTTTATTTAAGATAGTTCCCCAAAATAAATGTGAACCCTTTTGACTGTTTGGAAAAGAATCTTTATTTGCAATATTAGAAAGATTCCAAGAATAAAAATTTGACTCTTTATCTTTTCTTAATAAAAAATCATCATCAATTAAATCGTCCCAAACAGATATGCCTGGAAAACTTAGACTTGGTTGTGTCATTAAAATTATATTTGTTGCATCCTTTTATCAGAAGACAATATATTTTTTTGTGCTTTAGGTCTAGCTAAAGAATCTTTACTTCTTTTACGTAGTTGAGCAATAGCAGATTCTTTTAATGCTCTTTCTTTTTTTGGTTTTTGTAAATCTCTTTCTAAATTCATTTTTTATATCCTAATCCTGTTGTTCTATTTCCATATAATTTATTCCAAGACCATGAAGTTAGTTTAGTTGACCAGTGATATATTAATGTTACTAAATATTTCATTTTTTGTCCTTATTCATTCCGCCTCTGAATATCTGAGTTCCCTTAATTCCATAAATGCTCGCCACGACAAGGATCCAAAGATTTGTGAACCATGATGGGAGCTGTGAGAACATATCGAAGAACAATTTTACTTTGTCCATCGCTGTTGGATCATCCGATATCACTGCCCAAGCCAAAATTCCTATGGGCAAACTTAAAATTAATAAAACCGCCTCATCTTTCCAGTCCGATTGACGTGCCTCAAGAAGTTTTCCCTGAAAAGCTTCTTCCCCCTGAGCCATCTTTCTTGCATGCATCATTTGTGCGTCCGCCATCAGCATCTTCGTCTCTTGACGCTTCTTGAATACGTGCGTACCTGCTTGTGCCACCAATTTTATCGCGCTTAGCCACATTGTATTTCTCCTGTCTTCTTATACTCATGAATTCTATCATTTTATCTATTATTTGGAAAGCCCTGTAGCCGTTCTGTCTCCATCTCCAGGTTTGTCTATGATAATCTTTACGTTTTTTGCAAGGAAATAACTGGCCACCGAACATATCAGTGAATCTTACTAAGGTATCGTGGTCTGACATCTCTATGGTACAAGCAAATTCTTTTTTTCTTCCTATACCCTTTGACCAAATGCCAAAGCTTCCTTCTCCATCAAATATTCCAGCTAGAAAAATTAATTTAGATGCTACTGGAAGACTTTCGTATGAGTTTTTTGGTGTATTGCTTGACACTTTTAAACTTCTTTCGCGTTAGTCCTTGTGGGTTTGGCCCTCTCTTAGGTGGTGGACCCGAGGATACACCTCCACTCAATGAATTATTTCTTCTTTGATTCAATTTTTTCTCTCGCTACTTCTAGACGTTCATCTGATTGCTGATCTTGTGTTGCAAGTCGGTCATAATCAAATTCAAGTCTTTGTGCTGCTCTTTGGTTCTCTTGATCAGCTCTAAATTTAGTTTCTTCAGCTTTTCTTTGAAGATCCATAGCTCTTAAATCAATTTCTTGTTGTTTAATTTTAATCAATGGGTCTTCTTTGTTCTGAGATGCATTTTCAGTTTGAACTAACTCTTGAGTTATCTGTGCTGCAACCTTTGCAACCTCAGCTTCAAACATAATTTCAAATTGTTGCGGATCCTGTTGAGCCATTTGTGCCATTTCAGGATTTTCCATCACCATTTGTTTTACTTGCGCCTTAGCTTTGAATGAAATGTGATCAGATATGTGTGATTGTAATAATGCATACACCTGAGGATTAATTTGTACCATTCTTGATGCCATAAATGCCATGTGTGCAGCAATATGTGCGTCATGATCTTGAAATTCAAAAGCTGTTAGCAACTTCATTTGAAGTGCACGTGCATTTTCTTTTGCAGGATCTAAAGGTTCTGGTTGTTTTGGTGGTGGTTTTAGAATTTGATCTATAGTTTTTGTTCCAAGTGCTTCATAAACACGTCTATATGCTTCGTGTAAGTTGTGCATCTGTGGATTTGACTGTGCGATTTGCAATTGTGCCTGTGCAAGTGTCACTCTTTGTGACATAGACATAATATTTGGGTCTGCAACAGGTAAAATATCTACTCTGTTATCAAAATCTGCTTGTTTTATTTCTCTTGGGCCACCGTAAACATCGTAAGGATATTCTGGTGGTAAGTATTCTCCACAAATTCTAGCTAAAATTTTAAATTCTAGTCTCATTGCGTAGTAACATCTTTTGTGAACACCACTCATTACACGTGATCCTCTTTCCATCAGCGCCATAGTAGTTCCAACCGCTCTGTTTTGAGCATCGTTACCAATATTTGAATCAGTGATCGCTGCAAATTTTTGTCCTGCTTGAACTACAAAGCCCATCAAGTTGTAAAGTGTAGGTGATGGCTCTGTAAATGGTAAATTAAAAAACTGATCTCTTATATTTCCGCCAGGCGCATCAACATCTCTGAACTCTCCTGGTTGAATTGGTTGGTCATCATCTCTAACTCTAATACCACGTGACTTAAATCCTGCTGGTAAATTTTTTAAAGTACCTGCATCAATCAATTGTCTTAGAGATTGAGTTGCAGCTTGTGATAAACCACCGATCATATGTGTTAAACCAAAACCATAGAAACCCAATCCTGGTAAAAATTTGTAATGCACAAAATATTCAGTTCTTGCGTAACTCATATCACCTGGTTTGTAGTTTCTATAAATAGATAAAATCTCACCACTACCTTCATCAATAGTTACAATGTATGGAATTTTAATTTTCTTAGCTTTGTCATCAAAATCTTCGTAGTCATCTAAATTTAAATCTACGTGCATTTCAAGAATTGTATTTAAGTAATCTGCACCTGTGCCTTTTACACCTTCTAGTTCATTTAATTTTTTCTGTACTGAATCTGGTTCTGAACTACTGTCAATTAATTCTATGTCTCTATAAAAACCTGCAGCCATTTTTTTTGTGACATCATTCTGTGTCATCTTAATTACATGAGTTATTCTCTCACAATCTTTTAAATCAGATGCATAGTATGGAACTACTAAATCTTCTGCGGGTATAAATTTAGATACAGGTCTATCTAATAATGCATCGTAATAAATTTTCTTAAATGTAGATCCTGATAGGGGTAGGTAAAATAACATCTGATCCATGTCCGTTGTGTAATCTTCCATCTCCTCCATCAGCAGGTAATTCATATAATCTTTAACTCTGTCTGCTTGTTGTTCGGTAGCCGGTGTTTGTAAGCCTATAACTTGTGTTCTAACTGGCCCATCAGATGGTACGAGTTCTTTGTATGCTTGTGCTTGGAATTGTGTAACTGATTCAGCTAACAACGGATGCGTGACACCGGAAGCTCCTTTAAATGGTTTTGTTACTTCCTGGTACTTAGTTCCTAATAAATCTAAACCTTTAATATAAGCATCTTCCCATTCTTTTCTAGATGTCTTATCTTTTTTGTATTCTTCAATAAGTTCCATGGCCATGTCCTTAAGCTCTCGCTCGTCCATGCCTTCTGCTAAGTTTGCATTAAAATCGTCTTGAGGTCTTTCCTCTACAACCTCTTCTT